TGGAAAAAGTTCTTAATTCATATTTACTTATTGTAAATAATATAGATACACTCAAACACGATGTAAATAAAATTGTTAAATTGAAACATCCAGATGTTCAATCAAATAATTCCGAACAACAATCACAACAGATTACACCGCCAGTAAAATCACCACCAACACAATCGTCACTGGCAAAATCACCAACTATCTCACCGCCAGCAAAACCACCAGCAACAAAAAGCCAATCGGTTAGTACTATGAATATGCATCAGCTATTTAAAGAAGTACAATCGATGCTTACTTTAGGTTTTACTGTAGCTGATGTTAAAGTATTTTTAGACTTATATCACGCCAACAAAACTGTTAAAGATCCAAATAAAGTGGCTCTTGTTACGGATAGATTGCGTGACATATATTATGAATTATTTGATAATTTGAAATCATTCATTGAAAATGAAATAGAACAAAAATTACCTAAAAATATCACTTTAGAAGAAATTCGCAATTTACAAGCAAATGCTTCTAATGATAATTCAGAATTAACAAAATTAGCAGGTAATTTTGTTTCACGATACTATAATAAATATAGACACGAACACTCGAAAGACGCGTCCTCTGCTTCTCGTATAGAAATATATAATATTATACGAGAAATGAAAATCAACATCGATACGATTATGAATCTTCTTGAAGACAAACATTTGAATTCTAGAGATTTAATCGTTAAAGTTACCGAAACCGATCAACTTATGGCTAAAATAAGCGAACCACTTAATCGTTTAAATATGCTATACAAGGATAAATATTATGAGCCCGGCTCAAACAAACGTAAGCATAATATATTAGACCCTGCGGGAAGGTTCTTTAATCGACAGATTCAACGAGACGTAGATAAACCTGGGTGGTAAAATGAATAATACAAAATTGTCGTTTTCCAAGGTGTAAAATGAAAACCTGTAGAGAATGTAATTTATGTGATGAAGAGAGTTTATTTTGTAAAAAACAGAATATATGTCTAGTCTGCTATAGTGAAAATAAGAAACAATATTATTTAAATAATAAAGAAAATATTCAAGATAAAAGCAAACAGTATCGTTTAGATAATAAAGAAGCTACAAAAAAAATTAATAAACAATATCAATTAGATCATAAAGATAGTCTTCGAGAATACAATAAACAGTATCGTTCAGAGAATAAAGAAAAAAGAAACTGGCAAGAAAAGCTTAAAAGAAAAACCGATTCATCTTTTAAATTAAGAGGATATATTTCAAGCTCTATTTGTATATTACTTAAATCGATTGGTCTTAATAAAAATGGAAAATCTTGTATGAAAATTGTTCCATTCGCATCTATAGATGTTCTTTGGAATCATCTCGAATCACTTTTTGTTCATCAAGATAATCTTACATCTGATGGCAACATTTGGATGACCAAAGAGAATCAGGGAAGATACAATCCAAAAACTTGGAACGATAATGATCCTAATACCTGGAAATGGCAATTAGATCATATAATTCCTCAAAGTATGTTCGACTTTAGTAATCCAGAAGAAATAAAGAAATGTTGGGCATTATCGAACTTACGACCATTATTAGCGAAACAAAACATTTTAGATGGTGTTAAAAGGATAAGGCATAAAAAATGAATACAATAAAATCGATGAATAAAGGTTTTGTAGTAATTAGAGGCAACAGGTTTGCTGTATCACTTGCTATTGATGAAAATGAACAAACAAATGGTTTAATGCATATTGAACCACCATTAACATCTATGGCATTCGTATATACTAGACCACAAATTAATAAATTTTGGATGAAAAATGTTAATGACGATTTAGATATTTTATTTTGCTATAAGGGTAAAATTATTGAGATTGTCAAGGCTGAAGCATACTCTACTAGATTAGTAGGTAAGGATCAATATTCAGATTTAGTATTAGAGTTTCCTGTCAATATTCACGAAAAATTTGGTTTCAAGGTTGGAGATGATGTCAAAATGAGTTTATCTAAAGAAGCTTTTGGTAAGCTACTGTCTGTTTAAACTATTTTGAAATACTTGCTTTCTTGATCTCCTAACGATTATTATATTGTTAGTATGGAAAAGATAGAAGTCTTCAATAATTTTTTGACAGCAAATAAACTGCACGCCAAATGCATTGATGCAACCAAAAAAGGTTGTATGAATGTGTTTGATGTTCAAATAGATAATAATTTTAGATTAGCAAAGTTTTCAACTCTCTCAAAAGAGTTAATGCTTAATTTAAAATCATTTTCTATTCCGACAACTAAATTTAAACTGGATACTGGTTTGCTGCAGGTAGAAACTGTAGTAGAGAAATTGCCAGCCTCAAATTTAATTGAGGATTTGTCAAATATTGAATATAGTTCAATTGAATTACCAATCACACTTGGCACATCATTGCACGGCGAAAAAGTAATAATTGATATTAATAAAAATCCTCATATGTTAATAGGAGGCTCCACTGGCTCTGGAAAAAGTAGCGTGCTTCATACTATAATTAGTAATTTATTGCTTTCTACAAAAGCTACACTACATATTATTGATACGAAAGCTATCGAATTTTCACGTTATGCTGCAATCTCTTCTAGAGTATCTATCATAGATAAGTTTGAAGAATATCGTTTGCTATTACAATACTTAATAGCCGTTATGGAAAATCGTTATGAATTCTTGCAAAATTATCCTGATATTAATATCATTAATAATGAACATTTTAAACCTATAATATTAATTATAGATGAGTTTGCAGATCTAGCTATGCAAGACGCAACAAAAGAATGCTATACATTGTTATGTAGATTGATACAAAAATGTAGAGCCGCAGGTATCTATTGTATTTTAGCAACACAAAGACCATCAGTTGATATTATCACTGGTATTATTAAGGCAAATTTTCCGGCTCGTATTGCTTGTAAAGTTGCATCTAAAATTGATTCCAGAATTATATTAGATCATAATGGTGCGGAAAACATCGCCAATATAGGCGAAGCAATACTTAATAATTATAAGTATAGTCTTGAAAAATTTCAAGTCTCATATGCGTCTCCTAATGATATAGTGAATTTACTAAATGAGAAAATAAATAGTGCATAAATACATAATGATAGTATGGATCATCCTAATTTTCAGAAATGTTGGTCGTTAGATAATTTACGACCATTATCGGCAAAACTAAATAATATAGAAGGTCCTAATAAAATAAGGCATCGAAAAAAATGAGAAAATGGAGACCTTGGCATAAATGTATCTATGTAATTCCAGAAATTCACGGAGCCATAGATTCATTAAAAATTATATTTAATAGAATCTTACCTTTAAGATTTTCTCTTAATCAAGAAGATAAAATAATTTTACTAGGGGATTTTATAGATAAAGGAAATGATTCTTGTCAAGTGCTTAATCTTTTGATTTCTTTACAAGAAGAATATAAAGAAAATTTTATTTGTATCAAAGGAAATCACGAAGCATTATTTCTAAACGCTCTTAAATCAGAAACTGATTATAGACATTGGTTATTACAAGGGGGAGTTTTTACAATAAAAAGTTATCTTTTTAATTTAAAATTAGATTCCGATCCAGAATTATTACCATTTTCTCGTTTATCTGATATTGTTCCAATTTCTCATTTAAATTTTTTAAATTCTCTACCTACACATATCGTATTAGAAGATTATATTTTATTTCACGGAGGATTTGATTTAAAACAATCAATAGAACAAACCGCCGAATATATGTGGGTTTCAGATACTTATTCTTCTCAAGTAATTAAAAAACTTGTTAAAGATAAGCAGCATCCTTTATTATCAAATGATAAGGTTTATGTTGGTGCTCACAACTTTAAAAGTAAATTACCATTCATTTATTCTAAATATTTTATGTTGGGCGGCGGCGCTCCATCTAAACTCATTTTATTTGAATTAAATTCTATGAATTGTGCTATGATTAAAGATAATAAATCAAGAATTTATAAACATAAATTCAAAATTTACGAATAATAATACGAGCTTGATCACTCAAATCAATAAATTGATCCGCCAATTGTTCATATATCTTCCATTGCTTATTTAATATAGAATGGCATTGTGAATAACTCATTTGCCCTATAGAATAATAATAATCTTTGGAAGCGTATTTTAAACTTTCAGGATATAATGAATTAACAAAAAATATATAATCTCCAACATTTTGAAATTTTTCAAAATCTCTATCATTTTTCGCCAAAGCATATTCGAGCGTTAAACTCGTTTTAGATAAATCATAATTAGCATATTGATATTTTGCAAATATACTAACCATATATGCTTTTAGTTCATTTTGAACTGGCAAATCTTCAAAAGCATTCTCGAAATAATTTCGTAATGATGAATGAATTCTCATACTTAAATACTGTTTTATTAAAAGAAATATAAAATGAAAAAAACAATTATAATAGTTGAATCTCCCGGTAAAGTTCAATCAATTCAAAAATATCTGGGAGATAAATATATTGTTTGCGCATCTAATGGACAAATAGTAAATTTAGCCAAAGGCGGTAGGTACGGTATAGGAGTTAATCCTATTGATAAGTTTAAAACCTTTTATACTTTAATGCCTGATAAAGTTTATTTTTTAGATAAAATTATATCTAATGCTGATAATATTGACAAAATAATTATTTGTACCGACCCAGATACAGAAGGTCACGGTATTGCTTGGCATATTGCAGAAAAATTTAAACATTTAAATAAACCAATTTTTAGAGCAGAGTTTCACGAAATTACTCAAGAAGGAATTGTTGAAGGTTTAAGGCAAGTTTCTGACATTGATATTAATAAATTCAAAGCACAAGAGACGAGACGTATTCTTGATAGACTTGTAGGATTTATGGTATCTCCATTTCTCATCAATTCATATGGGGCAAATTTATCTGCCGGCAGAGTGCAATCTGTTGCCACTCGTATGGTTATTGAAAGAGAACGAGAAATTTCTAAATTTGAACCACAAGAATATTGGAATATAAATGTTAATTTAACCAAAGATAAGCAATCATTTATTGCTAAATATCAAGGTAAAGTTAAATCTAAAGAAATTGCAGATCAGATTAAATTAGATATTGAACAACCAAATATCGCTGATTCTTTATTTCAAGTATTATCTGTCTCTAAAAAACCAAAAAAAGAAAATTCCGAATCACCTTTAACAACTGCCAAAATGCAACAAGTAATGGCGTCAAAATATGGATTTGAAGGCGAACGTACAATGGCTGCAGCGCAGTCATTATATGAATCTGGATATTGTACTTATATTAGAACTGACTCCGTGCGCGCATCAGATACGGCGCTAGATAATGTAAGAGAATGGTTGTCAAATAATAAATTTGAAATACCTGTCAAGCCAAATACCTTTAAAAATAAAGATGCATCACAAAATGCCCACGAATGTATTAGACCAACTAATTTAAATAATATGCCAGACACTATGAATTTGGCTAATGATACTAAATTATTATATAAAACTATTTGGAATTATTTTGTCTCATCTCAAATGTGTCCAGCAGTATATGATACTTTGGAAGCAAAGATTGTACATACCATACTCGGAAAACATCAATTTAAATTGACTGGTAAATTATTAGTGTCACCAGGGTATTTAGCTATATTGGAAGATAAGGTTGTTTCACAAGAAACATTTCCTACTATAGATTCGCAAGATTTACTTCACTTATTTGATGATAAGTCTATTTCATTAGAGCAAAAATTTACACAGCCACCTGCAAGATATAATTATGGTTCTTTAATTAAAGAGTTAGAGACCAAAGGTATTGGGAGACCTTCAACTTATACTGAAATTATTAGCAAGATAACAAGTAGACATTATGTAGAAAAACAAGGTAATACTTATCACGGTACCAAACTTGGAGATGATATTACCACAGTATTAACTAAATACTTTGATTTTATGGAGTATGATTATACCGCCGAACTTGAAAAACAAATGGACGAAATTTCTGAAGGAAAATTGAATAACTTAACGGTATTAACTGATTTCTATTTAAGGTTTCAAGATAAATTAAAAGCAGCTCATTTAGATCATCACGGCAAAATGTGCGATAAGTGTTCTGCTCCAATGTATTTAAAGAATGGTAAAAATGATACTAAATTTTGGGGATGCGCTTTATTTCCATTTTGTAATTATTCTACGTCAGTAGAATTAAAAAACTGTGCATAAGTTGATTTTTTCACATATACCTAAATTTGACGATATATAGAACATTGGATACAATTTGTATCCGTTAATTTAACATTAAACAGAGGCAGGATAATAATCCTGATGATTTTCAGTAATGAAAAACAATATGAATAAAGACGAGTTAATAAACTCCTTTCTGCGTGGTGAGCAGGTCCAATTGAGAGGAGGTGATATTGTAAGGACGCAAGCCAATCATTTAGATGATTCTTATTTAAAAGATTTCCTTCCCCTTGAGGTGAAGGTATACGGACATAATTTCGATAAAGCTTTTAAAGCATTCCGTGCAATAGTACAGAAAGAAAGAATTCTGTCACTATATAAGCAAAAACAAACTTTCGAAAAACCTTCAGTCAAGCGTCGTAGAAAACGCAACGAAATGAAGCAAAAACGATTGGAGCTGGATGCTAAAAAAGCTAAAATGCTTTCTGGAGAATTTGAAAAAGAATTGCTCAAAAAGCAGAAGTTGAAAGACCTAAAGAAACAATTGAAAGATGTGCGTTCTCGTAAAGAAGGCTAAAATGACTACTCCCCATCAAGATGATGATATAATAAAAAATCCAAATAGAAATACAGATACAGTTCAAACTCCTTATGTTCCAGAATATAAACGTTTGAATGTGAATCCTATTCTACAAGATTTTTCAACTCTTGATGGGGAATTGGTTAATCCAATTTCAGATTCTACAATTGAATCTCATATATTGGACAATAATGAACAAGTAAGCTACGGTTTTGGTATGAAGATGTCTAGTAAAAATACAGAGTCGCCAGATATTGGTGAATTTGTGTTAATGGTGTCAGGGAAAGTTATTTCTCACGGTAGTCACGATTATATCTTATCTGAAGCAAAATCTATTTTATATAGAGAGCATCCTGAATTTTTAGATAAAAAAACTCAAATTAATGATGTAATAATTCTAAAAAGAATTGGATTAAAAATAGGAGTATTTTTAGATGAGTAATGATGATAAAAATCTAACAGCTACAACTAGCGTTCGTAAAGTTAGTGACATATTGCTTTCCCTCGAAGAAAAAATACTAACGCTTACTAAAACCGTTGCCGCTAATGATATGAATAATAAACTTATATTGGGTAATTTAAATAAATTATTAGCTAAAACTGTAGAACCAGTAATGTCTGGTAAAATGCCTTCAGTTACAGCTGATACAGATAATAAACGTGAAAATTCACAACCGGTATTATTAGAAGTGAATAAAAATTCACCCATTGTTAATAAAAGACAAATTATTACAAAACCAGAAGTAATGCCAACTTCCGAATTACCCGCACCCATACACGCACGTGCGGATGAAAAAAAATCAAAAATTCCAGTAGGACAACGTATCACTGATAATAAAGGTAAAGATTTATTTATGGCAGATGTATTAGTTACTAATTTAGAAACTAATGAAGTTGTTAATAAATCAAAAACAAATGCTGTTGGTAAATGGCAAACCTATTTACCAGTAGGTAAGTATTCCATACATATATCTAAAATAATAGATTCAACTACTTTAAATAAAATTGAAGCTTTACAAGAAATAGAGATTACTCCACAAATGAAATCTTTACAACTTCCTATAGCAATTATTAAAAGATAAGGTTTTAGTAATGGATGGATATCTTAAACCGTCTCGTCTAGATTTATTTAAATTATACTCTAGTAATCAATCACAAGTTAATACAAGATTAAAACAAATTGCTGTAGAAATATCTTCATTACCCCAAATTCCTAAATCAATGGAGGAGTGGATTGGTTCTTGGTCAGATCCAGCTATTAAAAGTTTTGGAATAGATACATTTTCTAAACATTTAAAAATTAAAAAAGAATATGCTAAATTAGCAGATAATGCTGATACAAATTTGCGAGAAATGAAAATTCTCGCCATAGAAGATTTATTAGAAAAAATTAATAAAACATTGAATAAAAGTGATTAAAACTCTTCTCTTAAATGATGATTTTCAAATTATTGCTTTTATAACAGAACGCAAGGCAGTTAAACTTTTATTTAAAGGTAAGGTTGAAGTTATTTCAGGATGGAATGGAAGAAAAATTTGTTCAAGTAGTGGTTATATAGAACATCCAGCTACATTGAAGATGAAATATCACGTCGCTTTACGTCCCACTAAATTAACATTTTCTCGTAAATTAGTATTACGTAGAGATGAATATACTTGCTGTTATTGTTATAAAAAATATAAACATAGCAGCTTGACCATAGATCACGTGATACCTAAAAGTGTCGGAGGAGCTAATTCTTTTACCAATTGTGTAACAGCCTGCATTTCTTGTAATAGAAAAAAAAGAAATAGAACGCCAGAACAAGCTGGTATGACATTGAAAAAAGCACCTACTGCCCCTAATAAATATTTATGTTATTTCCCAGGAGAAATAGAATGGCACGATAACTGGCTATTCTTTATCGGACATTAAATCAATAATAATAGTAGTAGTATTGGCTTCTTTTTTATCAATATTAGAATTAATCGGTAATGGCTCAATATTTACGTATACTTCTTGTAATTGAGGTTTAATTTTTGCTTTCTTTTTTTCATATAAAAAATCCCATAGAGACATATAAACCTTTATACTAATAGCAAATTATGGCTTTAAATGTTATGTAATAATTGTACTAAATTAGCGTTAATTAATTCTAAAAGAATTTGTTTAAGATGTAAAAGTATGATATATTTTAATCTTCCAGTAGTATGTGATAATTGTTCAAAAACTGAAAATTTGTGTGCTATTTGTTTAAAGAGATTGAATAGTATAACAACTAAACAAAGACCTAAGTCTGGTTGCAGTGGTTGCGGAAATTAAGATGATAATAAGTGATGAAAAGATTTTAAGAGCTAAAAATGACGAGGTCTCTCTCGAAGAGGCTGCTTCATTAATTAAATTACTTGAAAAAGGCTTAAACTATTCTATGTTAATGGGAAGACCGGGTATTGGACTTGCCTGCCCTCAAATCGGAATTAATAAAAAAGCGGCTATTGTAAGAATTAATAGTTCTAATAATTTATCTGTTAATTTAATAAACGCTAAAATTAAAAAAGGATATTCTCCAACTCTTTTTAAAGAAGAAGGTTGTTTATCATTTGATGGTCAATTAAATGATACTATGCGATATGAAGAAATTCACGTAATTAATAATGCCATAGCTCCTCACGAATTTGTAGCAACTGGACTGATGGCAGTAGCTATTCAACACGAATTAGATCATTTAGACGGTATATTATTTTTTGATAGGGCTATAGTTAAAAATCCGTTAAATGTTAAAACTCGACCGAATGACTTGTGTATTTGTGGCTCTGGAAAAAAATACAAAAAATGCCCCTGTCATTGATATAAAGCATAAATGAGGTATTATGGATAATAATGCAAAAGACCTATTACTAATAGAAACTATAGTTAAATTAGCAGCCATAAATAAACTTTTAGTTAAAAAGGGTTTGTTAAATGATGAAGAGATTCAAGAGACTATGACGACTATTTCTAAAGATTTAGTTGAAGAGTTTAAAAAATTATCTCCCGATAGTTTGGCTTCAACAAATAAAATTTCGTGATATATAGCAATGAGGAGAAATGTTATGACAAGTAAAAAAGTTTGGGATGAAATTAAAGATAAAACTATTGATGTTTTTGCAATGACTGCAAAAGTTTCTGATTTTTGTGAATATATGGATATTGATCCTAATAAATGCTATATTAAATGTAAAGCTACAGCAACGCTTCCTGCTTTAGAAACCGCATTAGGCGCAGGCTTTCAATGTACTTCTGTTGAAAAATACGTTTTAGTAGAAAAAATAGAAGTCAAAAAGTTTTAATATGCCATTTGATGACAATAATGATGAAGAAGTTGTCCCTCAACCAGCAAGAAAAATAGGAGTCAAAAAGGATAATCCTATTATTCCTGGAGAAAATAGCGCCAAAATTAAAAATAATTTTGAAAATCAAGCAGACGCGCAGTACGCCAAGATAGAGGGTTATAAACAGCAAATATGGGATTTATCTATAAAATATAAATCCTTTATTGAAAATAAAACACTCGTAGCAAATCGAGGACCTATTGCTGTTAATTTAGAAAAAGAAGTTCTTGATAAATTAGCACAGTTAGCAACTGATATGAACGAAGATGAAACGCAAATGCAAGGTGTTGGTAATACAGCCTTATGTATGTTATTGATGAAATGTATGTTAGTACAAAGAGATATTATAAATAATCTATCGTTTAAAATCGAACAATTAGAAAAAAAATCTATTGTACCTCCTGTTTAATATCTTGGAAAATAGATGTTATCAAAACAAAATATTCTAGACTTAATTGCAGATGAGAGGGAGAAATATTCTTCTTATTTGCAATTATGTACTTATTACAAAATTAACCCAGATTCCATAGTAACGATTAAATGTTCAGTAAAAATAGAAACACTGGAGCATATGTTGAAGTCGATGTAGTTAAACAAACCATTGATAAAGCTAATGCTGCCAACTTATTAGATATTCTTCATACACATAATATAAATATAGATACTTATAGCCGTAAAGCTTGTTGTCCCTTTTCTTTTCATAAAGGTGGCAATGAACGTTCCGGCTCTTTTTATTATTATCCAGATACAAATAGTTTTTATTGTTTTGGATGCAAGGCTGGAGGGGGTCCGGTCGAGTTTATCGCGGCATACGATAATTATGAAACCAATAAGTATAATGCTGCATTATCAATAATTCATAATTATCAGATTAATACATCAAATATGAATGAACGATCTGTTAATCATTATAGAATATATTTGGAGTTCTCACATTTGGTGCGAGACTTTATTATGCAACACAGAGATGATAGTAAGGCGTTAGATTACGCAGAATACGTATCTTCAGCTTTCGATGAAATAAGAAATAGACGTGTATTAGATCCGGGAGGATTGAATATGCTTTATAAAAATTTAAAAAAGAAATTAGAAGATTATAAATGATATTAATTCTTGGCGATGTGCATCTTGGACGCTCTCAAAATTTAGGAAAACAATCTGTCGGTTCAGCTATAAATAGTCGTATTACTGATCAAGTTAATTTACTTGATTGGGTTTATGAGCAAGCTGTAGAATATAATGTACAACATATTGTATTAACTGGCGATGTCTTTGAAGAACCCAAACCACATTATAGCCTTGTAGTTTTATTTTTAGAGTGGCTACAGAAATGTTCAGATTATAACATCTCTGTACATATTATTGTTGGTAATCACGATATTTTGCGTAGCGGACAATTTACTACATCTCCATTAGATATTGTATCATCTACAGATATAGAAAATATTTTTGTTTATAAAAAAATAACTACATTGAATCTTGATAATGTCGGCATTACATTTATGCCATTTAGAGACAGACGCTCTTTTAATACTGATGAAAATAGTGCAGCTCTTAATATACTAAAATCTCAATTACCTTACGAAATGAAATCGATAGGTAAAGATTGTCTTAAAGTATTAATTGGACATTTGGCGCTAGAAGGCGCTATACCAGTTGGATACGAATTAGATGAATTATCTAATGAATTATTTTGTCCTTTAGATATGTTTACAGGATATGATTATGTTTTAATGGGACACGTACATAAATTTCAAGTAATGTCAGAAGAACCATATATAGGGCATATTGGCAGTATGGATATTTCTGATTTTGGCGAGATGGATCATAAGAAATATATTGCATTAATTGATCCTAAATCCACTAATGAAAAATTGAAATATATTCAATTACCTACTAGACAATTACAAAATATAGTTCTTCAATTGCCAGAAATGGAAGCAAATGCAACGACCTTCATCGAAGAAGAGTTAGCAAAGCTGGGTAAAATGAATAATTCTATTGTAAAAGTTTCCATTATACTTCCAAGTAATGCTTCATATGCTATAGACCGCGGGATAATAGAGAAGGCTCTTTATAAAGCTGGAGCATTTCACGTTTCGAAAATTTCAGAAGAACGCACGTTTACTTCATTAAAAAAACAAATTAATGAAACTATAGATAATACTGTTACCGAATTATCAGCTATCAAAACTTACGCCTCATTAGTTGAAGAAAATTTACGAGAAGAATTTGTAAATTTGGCTTCATTAATTGTACAAGAATACAAAGAAAATATTAAATAATAATGCTACCATTAAGATTAAGCCTTAAAAATTTCTGCGGTCATTCTGAAACTGAATTTTCATTTGATGATTTTTCAAGCGCTCTAATTATTGGTAAAGTTAAAGACAATGATCGCTTTTCAAATGGAGCCGGGAAAAGCACTATATTCAATGCTATTGAATATGTATTATTTAATGAAATTCAATTTTCAGCTTTAGAAAAAATTATACGTGATGGATGTGACGTTTGTAGGGTTGAATTTGAATTTTTATCATCATTAGATAAATCTATATATAAAATTGTTCGATCCAATAGTCGTAAAACCGGAACTGACGTACGTCTTTATAAAAAGAATAATGATCAGTGGGAGGACCTTACTCAAAGACGAGTATCAGACACAGAAAAAGAAATTGTTAAAATTGTAGGTTTTAATTATAAAGCATTTTGTGCATCTGTATTATTTAGTCAATCTGGTTCAGAAAATAATGTACAAAAGGATTTTGGTAATTTACCTAATCTTACTCCGGAAAAAAGAAAATCTGTTTTACGTGAAGTACTACAATTAAATATTTATGCCAATTATGAAAAATTAGCAAAAACTAAATTTGGTAATGTACAATCTAATTTAGAAAAACAAAAAATTATTTTATCCACTCTTGGAGATCCTGATGCGTTAATCGCATCTTTACTCAAAGAACAAAATATATCAGAAGAATTTTTAAGTAAATTTACAAATGATAATTTTTCCATTAAAGAAAAATTAACAACCTTAAAATCAGAATATACTTTACTATCAGATAAAGTATCTGGACATCGTACAAAAATAGCCAATCTAAAAAGTACAGAAAATTCTTGCAAAGATAGTTTGTTAAAATCAAATAAAACTATTGCAGATTTAAAAACAAAAAATGCCTCTATTCTCGTAGAATCTAAAGATATTAAAACAGAATTATCAAGTATTCTATCTTGGATAGATGTGCATAAAAAAGATAATATTGATTTAGATGCTTTAAATGCCGAAGCTTCTAAACTATTAGAAAAGTTCTTAAATGCTAAAAACTCTTTAAGACTTGTTAGATTAAAAATAGAGGAATTAAATCATCCTATCACAGACGAAAAGATTTGTACTCATTGTCATCAAAACGTTTCAGATGAACATAAGCATAATTGGACAGAAAAAAATAAAAAAGAACTTCTAAATTTAGAAAAAGACAAAATAGCTTTAAATAAAGAGCTAACCGATCTAGTAGACAGTAGGACTGAACTAGATACAATTATTGGACAACATACAACCATTAAAGTTCAATTATCTTCAATGGAAAATAAGATTGATTATCTAAATAAAGATTTAGAATCAAAAAGATTATTGTATAAAAATTACAATACATTATTGGAAGACCATATAGAAGCTATTAGGTCTAAAAATTTAGAATTAACTGGAATTCAAAAAGAATTAGAGATTTTAACCGCATCAGATAAAGATAATGTTACTTTTACCAGACTCGATGAGTTAAGAATTGATATACATAAATTATCAACTAAAGAATCTCAATTGGCTTCAGAGATGGCTACGTTAATTGGTAAACAAGCTATCACAAAACATAAAATTGAACAATGTATTATTAATAAGTCTAAAATAATAGATCTTAAAAAAGAAATACAAGAATTAGAAAAATCGTTACAATTACATTCTAAAGTAATTCAAGCATTTGGTTCTAACGGTATTCCTTCTTTAATTACACATAGTATTCTTGATGATTTACAAGATGAAGCTAATAAGTGGTTAGTGAAATTGCGACCAGGATTGCAATTACAATTCGTAGTTATTAATGAAAAAAATTCATCAAAAGATAAAGAAAAAGAAGACACATTAGATATATTATATTTTATAGATGGTAATCAAAGAGAATATAAGCAACTTTCAGGAGCACAGAAAATAATAGTTTCACTATCACTTAAATTAGCAATATTATTTATTATGAATAAGAGGCTAGGAGTTGATATTAAATTAATGTTATTAGATGAGGTTAATCAACCATTAGATCCTGGTAGTACTGAAATTTTTTCAGATATTATTAAAGTCATTCAAAATGAACTAAAAGTTTTAGTAATTACTCACGACGATGCTTTAAAACATAAATTCTCACACGCTATTTTAATTGAACAAGATGAAAACAATGTATCTAAAGGCAAATTAATAAATTGGTGATAATATGATAAAAATAGCTTTATCTGGTAAAGGCGGAGTTGGTAAGAATACTATCGCAACACTTATAGCTCAAGAAACTTTACATTTGGGAGAAGAAGAGTATACGATTGCTGCATTTGCTGCTCGTATTAAAAAAATCATTCAAAGTTTATTTCCGGGATGCGATGCAGAAGCTTTGTATGGTTCGAGTGAATTAAGACAAAATAAAATTACTTCTGATCTAGATATCGAATTAAGTGATGAGGTTACTTATAGACAGGTGAGTTGCGATATTGGTAAAATCGGCAGAAGTTATAGTCCTTTGATTTGGATTGCTCATATAGCTAGACAATTACAAAAATATTCTAATAAAAAATTATTTATTATTTCTGATTTAAGATTTATTGATGAATTTGCTTGGGCAAGAAAAAATGGATTTATGATGTGTCGTATTAAGCGTAATGAGCAGTTGCAACTTGATGATATTTCTGAAACTCAACAAGATGAACTAACAGACGATCAATTTGATGTTATTATAAATAATAATTGTTCTCTAGAAGAATTAAAAGAAAAAGTTACTTTATCACTAGATAAGTATTATTCTAATAATAAGGTATATTTACAAGTGCGAAATGCAGCAACCTGATAATATCAAAAAACTATTTATTAATAAATACACTACTGTAGGTGAGGAAAAATTTTATAAATTCCTCATTACCTATGCGTTAAACCGTATTGTGGAGCCGGTCGAAAAGGACAAAAGTCCCTTTAATCCAGCATTAGAATTAATGGATTATTATGATATGTTTTTAAAACTTTATAGGCGCGAAGGTGATGAGGTATATTTAGAGCTATCTCGTCAATTTAGAAAAGCGGCACACAAGATATATAGAGTAATTTTAAAAAAAGGATTGACAGAAAGAAACTACAAATTTCTTCAATTAGTTTAAATGGTTGTAATTTCGATTTCTTTAACTGAATCTTCGGACCAAATTGTGGCGGGATTTCCTACGACGGTAGCATTATCAGCTAATGTGCCGGCGACCATCTTTTATACAATAGATGGTACGGAACCTACTACGGCTTCGGAAGTATATGTTTCAGCAATTACATTACCAACAGATGTATTAGAATTTATATTAAAGGCATTTGCTACAAATGGTGTAGATAGTTCTGCTATTGTTACAACAATATATTCAACTGATATTTTACACAATGCCCGTCTCCCTCATTCCGTTTTATCAGATGATTCTAATAATGCTCCTTATTCTCAATATCCTTTTGGCAGTAACTCCCCATCTCCTACGGTAAATTATTTAAATCCAGGCGGCGCGGGTGTTACGGTTGACGATCCTACGTTGCCAGAAATTACATACGGTTATGACGCTAATGGCGATCCTGTTGCTGCAAATGAAAAATTTGATGATTATTTAAATATTTATTCTACTACAGACTATTTAAATAAAACAACATCTAATGTTGGAAATCTCCCAGGCAAAGTTACTATTATTGGACGTAGAAGTGCTTTAGAATATAATCCAGAAGAATCTACACGACAAAGTCCATTATTTAATTCTAAAGCTATGGTAATTTTTCAAGACATTACTACAGAGGACCCTAGTAATCCTCCACAAATTAATCCCCAATCTTTCTCATTGGAAAATTTGGAAGTCAGTAAAGATGGTTCTGCATTATATGCAAGTGGGTTAGAATCTCCAACTATAACTGGTTCTTTTTTACGATCATATTATAATCCTCGCACACAAATGATTACTTCATATTATAGAGATAGTTCTACTAATAGGTGGATTATATCTTCATCTCCTTATGAGCCCAAGCAAACTGATCCGGGTAATTTATCCGGAATGGTATTTGGACGTAATAATGGCGGTGTTGGAAAAGTATTCAGTTGGAACTTATTTAGATATAGCGTGCTGACTTAAAAGCCATTTTCATTATTGTGTCTCACGGAGCTGATATAGACAGATGACAATGTCAGAATTCATCAAGTTATCCGTATCAAAAACTTCAACTTTTAAAAGTTGTAAAGCAAAATATAAATTTTCATATATTCAAAAGCTACCAAGAAAAGAATGGTCATTTCACGTCTTTGGAAGATTTGCTCATAGAATTTTAGAGTTATTTCATTTAGCTTACATAGACGGATCTAAAGAAAAATATGCTACAGTTATGTCCAATTCTTTTAATGAAGCTTTAAAAGAATTTAAAGCCACTTTAACTCAAGAAGCAAAAGACGAAGTATTCGATATATGCACCAAGTATTTAAAACATTTAGATACTCATAAAGACGAAGTTAAAAGAGTATTAAGTGTAGAAAAAACATTTAATTTAACTTTAAATAAAGATGTAGTTTTAACAGGTATGATTGATAGAATTCAATTAGATGATGATGGTGTATATCACGTATTAGATTACAAAACCAGCAAATCCACTAAATATTTAAAAAATGATTTGTTACAACTTTTAACATATGCGTACGTTATATATAATGAGCATCCAGAGATTAAAAAAGTTAGAGTCTCATATATTATGCTTAAACATAATATTGAATTTATTACAAAAGAGTTTGATTTAGATGAGATTTTAACTATAAAAAATATTTATGAAAGTTATGCGAATGAAATTCATAAAGAAGAAAAATTTGAACCAAATCCTAGTCCATTATGTGCATATTGTGATTATATAGATTTGTGTCCCACCGGATTAAAAACAATAACAGGAAAATATAAAACTGGTAAAACTAGTTGGTAAAGAGGAAGTATGCTTATAGAAATAAATGAAATAGAGTACTGTAGACTAAATGTTAAATTTGAAGCGGATGATAAACAAGTAGAAGCTAAAAGATCGGAAGTTGTTCAGTACTTTAAAGCAGGACAAGTTCCAGGCTTTAGACCAGGCAAAGCAACTTTAACCGCCATTAAACATCACTTCAAAAATAAAATCGATGAAGTGATGAAAAGCGAATTAGCACAAAGTGCTTTTCAAATTGTCGTTGCAGAAAAAAATATTAGACCATTTGGACAACCTCAATTCTTGTCTTTACATTTAGATGGTTCTAAATTCAAATGTGATTTTTGTGTTAATAAAGTTCCAGAAGTAGAATTAAAAGAATATAAAGGATTTAATATTCCTAAAGGAAATACTCCTGATTCTGTAGAAATGGCAGAAAAAATTCTACAAGAATTAAGAAGTCGTAATGGAGAAACTATTCCGTTCGCAGACAATGATTTTATTCAAAATAATGATACTGCGATAGTTAATTATACCGGATATGTTGAAGGACAAGAAGAGCCGGTTACTCAAGTTGAAGGAGAGCTTCTTATAATTGGCAAATCATCTGTTGAATCTTTTAATGAAAACTTATTAGGTATGAAAGTTGGTGAAAAAAGAGAATTTACTACATTAATACCCGATTCATCTTCATTTATAGAATTAATGGGTAAAACCGTTAAATTTCAAGTAGAACTTGCTATGGCATCTAAATCTATACCTGCCGCGCTTGATGATGCTCTTGCTTTTAAAATAGGAGCTAAAGATATGGCTGAAATGATTTCTTTAACTCAAGGTATGGCGTCAAGAAGAGTTCAAGAGCTTGAAAAGAAATATATAGCAGAGCAAATAGCTAGTAGATTAGTTCAAAATCACGAATTTGTTGTACCAGATTGGTTAGCTACTTTTGAAGCCAAAATGTTATGTAGACAATACGGACAAAATTGGGATCAATTAGCAGATGAAAATAAAAGTAATTTTCTTACATTTGCAACTAAAAATGTGAAACTTTCTATAATTTTAGATAAAATTAGAGAAGTTGAACCAGAGGCTCAATCTTCTGACGAAGAAGTAATGACACAGATTAAATCTAATGTTAAAGATTATGCTACTATGCCAGGTATGATAGGAAAATCAGACGAAGAAATATTAGAAACCATTCATAAATCTGGATATATGAATGCATTAGTGTCAACTGTTAGAGATGATTTTACAATGGAATTTATTGCAAAGAATTCAACTATAGTTGAATAAATGTTGATAAATATTTTTAGCAAAGGATGCGATTGGCATTATAAATGCGAAGACTGCTCGGCATTATTTATTGTTGGAAGATCTTCAATTATCGTTCGTGATCCAATTGATACTAATAAATGTATTATATGTGAATCTAAAAATAATAAATCAACACCAAAATTGACACAAGAACAAATAAACAACAAAAAACAAGAATTAAAAGAAAGATTAAAAAATGAAAGATAAACATTTTCCAGAAAAATATTTAAAAAAATTGAATGAATATGCTGCAGGATATGTAGATACTGTGGAGGGAGCAGATACTGAAGAAATTAAGAAATTCATTCTTTCATCAGAACGTAATCTCTACGAAATTGAAAATGAACGAGATGCTAATGAAAAGATTACTAAAATGAAAGAAGATCTTAAAGAAGCTACAGCTCCATTTGCAGAAGCTAAAGGTACTGAAACGGCTAAAATTAAATATTGTTTATTTATGTTAGAAAGTCGCGGAGTACGTATTTGATTCAAATTGACAAAAGAGAAATCGTTTCTTGTTGTGGAAAAAAACAAATGATTTGGAAGCTTAATACTCCAATTAAAAAAGATCATTTGGAAATTTTTCAACGAGCCGGCTTCTCTTTTGTCAAAACTTATATTGATGCAGGTATGATTTATATTGAAGATAAAGGATTAACGGCAACCGGCGTTTTTGGAATGAATCAATTCACTATTAAATGTAAAAATGCCAAATGCGAAGAAAGTGCTAAACTACTTGAAAGAACTATTTTAGCGTATTTATAATGTCTAATACCAGTATCATTAATAAACAAGCCGGCGACTATGAATTAATCGCAATGTGTTGGCACGAGGCTGCGCATACTATTTGCGGTTTGTATAATTTTATGCGTGTGTATCACGTTTCTGTTATGTCAGATAAATATGAACACGGTAATACTTTGTATGAAGTATATGATCCTGATAATATAGAAAATAAATTATTAGCTAAAATATTATTAATTTATGAAGTACAAACGTTATATGCAGGAATGGTTGGAGAGAAATTATATTATCAGGACATTTGTGGTTCTGATAAATTTCCAATGCATTTGCGTATAGGTTCATCTGATGATATTCAAGATGCTGCAAAATTAATTCACACATATAATTTGGCAGAACCAGGCAAAGCAAGATTTTTATTTAAAAAACAAGTTCAAAATGACACTGGCGATATATTAATAGAATATTGGGAAGATATAAAATTAATTTCACATATGCTGTATAGACATAAGGAACTAAACGAGGGAGAATTAAAACATTTCCTCACACGCTATTCGGAAAAAAAAGATTTCTGGAAAAGTAGATTTAAATCTATAAAAAATATTTATGATAATATGGAAGATTTAGATGAAAAATATTTAAAAGAAATTTTAGTTAAAAATTCTATTTTAATAATGTAACAATTACTACAACAAAATGGCGATAGCCATAGAACTACTTGTTAGGCTTTTGTTGAGTACAATACACAAAGGATACAGTTATGAGTTTCGTAAGTTTACACAATCATTCATATTATTCTATTCTTGACGCACTACCTTCACCTAAAGATTTATTGGTAAGAGCGAAAGAACTTAATCAACCAGCATTGGCTTTAACTGACCACGGGACTTTTTCCGGGATTTGGGATGCTTATAAAGCATCTAAAGAAACAGGAGTTAAATTAATTGTTGGTGCTGAATTTTATTTCTTATCTGATGTTCATAAAAAAGAAGAGAAGATGAGACACGTTATTCTATTAGCTCAAAATGCCGAGGGATATAGAAATGTATTAGCTCTTAATAGGACTGGATTTGATAATCCAATTATTACAGGACGTAAAGTTTTACCAGTTATAGATTGGAAATTACTAGAAGAACGCTATAAAGGAGTAACTTGTTTAACTTCTTGTGGTAATGGTATTCTTGGGCAAAGTATTAATGCTAGAAATTTTGAAGCAGCAGAAACTGATGCAAAAAGATTAATTGGAATTTTCGGTAAAGATAATTTGGGCATTGAAGTTCAACCTAATGCATTGAGTAGACCAGCTTCGCCTTATCATAATGCTATTAATCAAGTTTTTACTAATTACCATTTGATTAAATTAGCCGAGAAATTTGGACTTAAGGTTGTTCCAACCACCAATACTCATTATTTAAAAAAAGAAGACGCGTCAATGCACGATGTCTTGTTAGCTATTGGCGCAATGCAACCCACGTATTCAAATGCTCGTTTACGTTACGCGGTACCAGATTTTTACTTAAAATCATATGAGGAAGTTCGTTCCTTTTTTGCCCGTAATTTTGGCGATAAATTTGCTGAAGAAATTTGCGCAAACACATTATATTTTGCTGATAAATGCGAAATACCAGAATGGATTGATCCGAAGTATTCTAATCCTAACGGCAAGGAATTGCCAGTCTTTCCAGTCAAAGAAGTAGCTGATTATACGCAGTTTCAAGAATGGCTTAACGAACAAACAGTTAATATCCAATCACTAGCCGAAGATTCTGCCTATCTACGTTATAAGTGTTATCAAGTATTCAATAGTAAAATTAAAAACAGAGTCTCTCTTATTAAAGAGCGCGAATATATAGAACGTATTGAAGAAGAATTGTCAGTTTTAGATTTTCAAGGTTTTAGTTCCTATATGTTAATTGTTGCTGATTATATTGATTGGGCACGTAAAAAAGGTATTGGTATTGGACCCGGGCGCGGTAGCGTTGGCGGATGTCTTATTGCATATTTATTAGATATTCATAAAGCCGATCCTCTACGCTACGGGTTGATTTTTGCACGCTTTCAAAATAGAGAGCGTTCAAGTCCACCAGATATAGATCAAGATATCGCCACTTCGGGACGAGGCGAAGTTATTAATTATTTACAACAAAAATATGGAACAGATAAGGTGGCTTTCGTTTCTAACTTTAGTAGAATTACTCCTAAAGTTTATACGAGAGATATTGCGCGTTCTTTGGAATTTGGCGGTAATAGAAAAGAAGCTGTTAGAATTGGTAATTTAATTGCTGATTCTATTTCTAAAGAAGTAAAAAATTCTATAGAGTTTAATGAGCTTAAAACAAGTCCATTATTTATGGAGTATGTTAAAAGATATCCACAATTATCACAAAATGCAAATATTTTGGGTAAAGTAAGAAATTTTTCAACTCACGCCGCCGCTATAGTCATATCTCGTCGCCCCCTTGCCGGATTGGTTCCTATCAGAAAAGATAAAGATAATAATCAGGCTTTAGAATATGAAAAATATAATACAGAAGAAAATGGTCTTCTTAAATTAGACGTTCTAGGATTGTCTACTTTAGACCTTATAGATACTACTCTTAATTTAATTAATAAAAATAGAGATAAAAAACTTATTTTAGAAGATATTGATTTTGAAGATTATGATAAAAAAACATATGATCTTATTTCACGCGGAGATACGTTTGGTGTCTTTCAATTCGGAACCAGCGCTGCCACCATTGATTTGTGTAAAAAAATCAAACCAAAAAATATAGAAGATTTAGCAATTATTACTACGTTAGCTCGTCCAGCAGCCAAAAATATTGTTGATGATTTTATTAAGACCAGAGAAGGTAAAAGAGAATTTAAACTTTTACACCCATCTTTACGTACTGCTTTCGAAAAAACATACGGATTCGGATTATTTGACGAATCTATTCTTCAATTAGGAAAAGACGTTGCTGGATGGTCACTCAATGAGTCAGATCGTATTCGTAAATTAATTAAAGACAAGGGTAAAAATCCAGCCAAAGTAAAAGAATTGAGAGAAGAATTTATTGAAGGCGCCGTTAGCAATAATAATATTGAACGTGTAATGGCGGCTAGAATTTGGGATGAAGAAATTAATAAATTCCAAGGCTACACATTTAATAAATCACACGCTGTAATGTATTCTTTTATTTCATATATTACTGCTTATTTAAAAGCAAATTATCCAATAGAATTTTTATTGGCAAATTTGATGGCAGATAATAGTTCTAATGCGCCAGATGCGGCTTCTAATATTGATCGCGCTAAAATGGAATTACGTAATCAAAAAGTAAAAATCTTACCACCAAATTTAAATAAATCTCTAATGGATTATCAATTATTAGATCGTAATACATTGCTTACCGGATTAGATGCTTTAAAGTTTTTAGGCGCAGACGCCATTGAAGATATTTTAGAGAAAAGACCCTTCAAAGATTTTGATGATTTTATGCTTCGCTCTGATACTCGTAAAGTTAGATCTTCTGCAATACAAGCATTAGCGGCAAGCGGATGTATGGATAGTTTTGGAATTCCAAGAAAATCAATTTATCTATATTGTTCTGATTATCGTAAAAAATTACAAGTGTGGCTTAAAAAACACGATCCTAAAACAGAAACATTTAAGTTTCCTTGGATTCAGGAAAATGATTGGTCTCAACCAGAATTATTTGCTCTTGAAAAACATTATCTGGGAGAAGCATTCGTATGCACTAAAAAAGATGCATTTGGTAAATTCTTTCAAGATAAAATGCACGCCAATATGTCTACTATTAAATTAAGTAAAAATAAAACAGCTATACCATCTATTAAAGCTGAAATTAAAACTGTATTTGAATTAAAAGTTAAAAAGGAAAATAGTCGATTTTTAGGACAAGAAATGGCTAAAGTTATGTTAGAAGATGAATTTGGAGTTCAATGCGGTTTAACTATTTTTCCAGAACGTTGGAATGAAATTAAACAAAAATTAAAAACAAGCAAATTAGCTTTTGAACCAGGATATGTTATTCATTTTACAGGCACGTGTAATTTATATGAAAATGAAATGGGTATTATTTTAGAATCATTACACGAACTCATACCACCTCCAGCTTTACCAAGAGATCTGAAAGCAAAAAAGATGTCCATTAAAGATGCAGTAATTACGGAAAGCTCTGATTTAGTTCAGGAATTAGAAGATCAATTATTTGCAGAAGGTTTGGTTGATTTGAACGAAGATCCGTTTTCGTTGGATATATAATCATAAGGAAATATAGGATATTATATGAAATGTAAAAATTGTAATTGTCAAGTCTCATCAGACTTTCAACATTCTTTTACAACTAACTGTTGTCCCAAATGTGGTCAAACTATGATGCAAGAAGATGTAAAAGATTTATATCTTCAAATGACCACCATTCTTAATAAAGATGGTAATGATTTGGGAGATTTGGCAATTTGGCTTGTAAATACACATCGTTCTAAAATTGTACAAAAAGAAGAAGTTGGGTTAGATACTGAAACTGATTCCGAAATTGAGCCTCGTGCTCAAGATACCGAAGTAGAAGAGCTAGTTAAAGTAGTTAAAAAACCTACTCCAAAAGTTAAACGAACAGATAAAGAACAATCTTTATTATCAGCAGATAGGGCTAATTTATTTAGCAAAAGAGCCGGTGTTGATAAAATTAAATACGAAACACTGGTAAAAGATATTCAAGGCGGATTAGTTTCTCAAGCATCTGAAGATACTAATGATATAGGTGATGGAGAAGATTTTGCTCCATTTAATGAAGTACCACTTTCAAATAGAGAAATGCAATCTATGGCTGGATTATTTGAGACGCCAGATAATGGTCAAATGAATTATGCTGAAATTGAAAAACTTCAAAAATTAGAACAATTATCTATGACCGGCTCTCTCGGTTTGATTAAAAGATCGTCATAATGCCTACCTCCATTAAAATTATAGATAATAAAAAGTTAGCATTAACCCCATCAGAATGGGATATGTATCAATCTATTTGTCGATCATATGATCGTCCTAATTTTAAAGGTGAAGAGTTATTTAAAGATTTATTCCAAAGCGATAATGATGGTATTATTATTTTTCTTAAACCTCCCAGCAGCCGTTATACAAGTATGGAAGTTTTCTTATTTATAAGCGGCTTAATGGTACATCAACACGTCAGGCAAATGCACGCAGCAACTGCCGCTTTACATAAATCATTAACAGATCAAATGAACGAAAAAAATAAACTAATAGATGAAAAATTATTAGAATTATCCACTAAAAAATAAGGTATTGAAGTAAGACAATGAATCAGGAAGAATTAGAAAAATTACTTGAAAAATGTTTAGCAGAATTAAATCTTGCTTATCAAGGTGATTGTGAGCCAGAAAGAGCTGAAAAGAATGCAGCTCTATTTTTAGAAATTCAATTAAGATTATCAAGCTATTTGTCTGAAGCTGAATTAAAAGCTAAAATGGCAAAAAATGAAGTTGAACGTCTATCTTCACAAAAATATTTCGAATATAAAAGTGGAGCATTAGGTAATGAGAAAAAACTAACGGAGGCTGCATTAGATCATGCAATATCTAAAGATGATGAAATTTTTAAAATGAAAGAAGAAATGGTTAAAAAAGAAGCCGAATATAAAAAATGGAATTTCATATTAAATGTTCTCTCTAATGGACATATTTTTTATAGAAATTTAGGTAAACGAGAGTTCGGTTCTTAATTTAAATAAGGAAAACATATGATAAAAGAAAAAACAGAAAATACAAAACCAGCAGCGTTAATGTCTGCAGGATTAGATATTAATAAAATAGTTAAAAGAGCACAAGAATTTTATGGCAAAGAAGATAAAGGATTAAAGCGTCAATTATCTACTGGTAGCACCATTATTAGACCAACTAAAGATAGTGATTTCGTTTTATGGAGAGGCGGAGATCATTGGTTTAAACTCACGAGATTAAGAGGTATACCATTCGGTAAAATTGTCCAAATCTCCGGTCGTCCAGATTCTGGCAAATCCACACACGCTTTATCTTTTATGAAAGATGCACAAGACCAAGACGTATCTGTTATCTTATGGGATAGTGAACGTAAATTTAATGCGGAACGTTTTGACAAACAAATGGGCGGCAAATCCGATCAATTACTAGTTGTTGATACTAATGATATTATTGGCGGAGCAAGAGCGGTCGCATATTATATTAAAGCAATTAAAGAACAAAATCATAGTGCTAAAATACTTGTCGTATGGGATAGTGTAGGTGCTAGTATTAACTCTACCGAGAGTGATGAAGATGATGAGGATATTTCAAGACAACCGGGTGTTGCTGCAAAAGAAACGGGGTGGGCGCTTCGAAAATTCAATAGAATGATGAATGAGTTTGTTACCAAAGATAATGGCGAAGCAACAATCGCTTTATTATGTATCAATCAAGTATATGCAAATATTGGAAGTGTAGGCGTTACAGAAAAAGGAGGACAAACCCTTCAATATCTTTCCAGTCTTATTATTCAATTAACTCGTAAAAAAGATTTAACAAGAGTAAAAGGTGGAGAGAAAATTAAATTCGGCATTCAGACGGTTGCTAGAACTAAAAAGAACCATCTTTTTGATGGTGCTGATTGTTTGGCGCAAACAGAAATTGTTGTCAGTGCCGCAGGCATTCATCTTTTAGATGAGATTAAAAAAGAACACGATATAAAAGGGTGGGATGATAAAGAAGATGAAGATGGAGATGATTAATGCCTATCGTTGATATTACGCCAGTAGGAAGCAGATCATATGATCCTCAAAAAAAAGTTATACCAGTTTATTTGGTAACAACTGAAGATCCGTCCAGCGCAATGGCTACTCGTCAATTTTTAGCAATAAAACTCGATGAACACCCATACTCTGTTACAATAGTAGGGATCGAGACAAAAGAAAAGGTAAATAAACTTACCACTAATTATCAAGAAATTATAAATTCTGCGGACAAGAGGTTATATAAAGAGGTGCAGTTGCCTTGGCAACGAATCGTAAGTATACAAAACCTTATTTTTAAACAAAAATAATATTAAGACATAATAGGAAATAATCAAATGCGTAACATATTAACAAACAAAGAAGTAGTTTCAACAGTTCGAGCCCGTGTTCTTTCATTACTCCAACGCCGTAATGGTAATTGGCGTGGTACAATGACAGATTTGCTTTCAGCAATTACAGGTCGCACGGCACCAGAGATGTGGCCAGGTTCAGCAAGCTCATTACGACGAGTAGTGAATAAGGTTGTTCCAGCCATTCGTAGAGAAGGATATCGAGTAGCTTTTACTCGTACGCCAGATCACGATCGCAAGCGTGTAGTTAGTTTTTCACGCCGTTAAATAGTAAGACAGACAGTAATATAAATAGATCATATAATTATCTTACGATAATAAAAGATCATAGTAGAAAAATAGGAAAATAAATGTCAACACAAATAGTACACGGTCAGGTTTCTTGGAGTGATAGTTCTCTTGCTGGCGGAGATCGTCCAGCAAGCGGTAAAGATCGCTTTCTTAAATTAAAACCTGGTTCAAATTTAATTAGAGTTCTTACCGACCCATATCAATATTATCAGCACAAATATAAGTTTGAAGGCGAGAAAGGTTTCGGACACCGTATTTATTGCTCTGCTAAACACGGTTCTTGCGTTGTTTGTGCAAAAGGTGATAAGCCAAAGAAACGCTGGTTGCTTGGTGTAATTGATAGACAATCTAATGCTTATAAGATTTTAGATGTTAGTTGGTCAATTTTAAGCGATATTCAAACTTATGCAAGCGATGAAGATTGGGGAGAGCTAATTCAATACGATTTTGATATCGTTGTTAATCCACACGGAGGACCAATGAATTATTACAAATCAGTTGCAAAACCAAAACGTCCACTTTCGGCGCAAGATTTAATTCTCAAAGAGATGGTTGATCTTGCAGATTTAGAGCGTCGTTGTACGCCTCCAGATCCACAAAAAACTAAAGAGCGTTTTGAAAATCTGTTAGCAGATTTCCTCAAAGGTGGCGGAGATTACGTGCCAACTTCACAAGTCGATAAGCCCGTATCTTTCGCCTCTAATAGTGAAGATACTGATGGTGAGGACTTTCCAGATAGTGATGCAAAATCAGCAGCATTACCCTTCTAATATTTAATTAGATGAATATGAAGAGGCGGATAGCAATATCCGCCTCTTTTTTTATTGTATCGGTATATATGTATATATGTTATACAATAAGGTTATGTCATTCGACGTATCTAGCTCTGTAATTGGTTGGGCTATCTTTGATATAGATAAAGCAAACAATATAAAATTACTTGATTCCGGGTTTTATAAACCATCTAAATCGGGACATTTGTTTGAGAATTTAAAAACTCTAAAAGAAGATATATTAGAGTTATTACAAGAACATAAGCCAGATAAAGTAGCAATAGAAGATATTGCGCAATTTATGCCAAAAGTAAGTTCAGCAAACACCATAATTAAACTAGCATTATATAATCGTTTAGTTGGTTTAACCACTTATGAGTATTTGGGAGAAATACCAGAACTATATAGTGTTATGGCAATTAGGCACGGATTAAAATTAACAGCACAGTTGCCAAAAAAAGAAGAGATACCAGAGCTTGTAGAAAAACTATTAGGTGTTAATTTACCGAGACAGTACAAGAAAACTGGTGCCATTCGTACAGAATTGTATGATGAGGCTGATGCCATTGCTTGTGGGTTGTTTTGTTGTTATAAAATGACAAACAAACTAGATGAAATGAAACGCAAGAGGAAAGAAAATGACTCCACAAGAAGCTTATAAAATACTTGATGTATCTCAAGATATTTCTGATGATGATTTAAAAAAGAAATGGAAAAATCTTGCCAAGGATTATCATCCAGATCTGTATAAAAAAGATCCAAATAAATTTAAACAAATTAATGAAGCTTATCAATTAGTAAAAGATTATAGAGCTAACCCCAATAAATATCAACCAAATATGCAAGGTGGATTTTGGAATACTGTTGTTGATTTGGGAGATATATTTTTTAATAATGGCGGAGGTATTTTTGGAGGTGATGAAGATCAATTACCACCACCAATGCATATTAAAATAACTGTAGAAATTTCATTTCAAGAATCAGTATTAGGATGTGCGAAAGAAGTAATATACAATAGAAATTTAAAATGTTCATTATGTCAAGGTTCAGGCGGCAAGAAGATTGGAAATGATTGTGATCAATGTGATGGGTTTGGAAGAAAGACTTTAAATAATAAAGGTATGATTTTTCAAACATCTTGTGATAAATGTTTTGGCAAAAATACAAAAACAGATAAATGCGTTGCTTGTTCTGGTAAAAAAGTCTTAAATGAAAAACGAGAAGGCAAAATCAATATTCCTGCAGGAAGTATTAATAATGAAACTTTAAGATTAGGCGGCGAGGGTAATTACGCCGGTAGGCACATTATGGGAGATAATTATACTGATGTATTTGTACATATAAAAGTTATTCCATATAAAAATATGTTTCTTAAAAATAAGAAAGATGTATATTCAGACTTAACTATTTCTTTATTAGAGGCTTTAGAAGGTACCACTAAAGAAGTAGAAACTTTATATGGTAATAAAGAGATTATCATAAAACCACAAAGCAAACACTCTGATCAGATTAGTATTCCCAAATGTGGCGTTACAAATACTGATGGAGCACATATTATACAGTTGAATGTAGATTATCCGGCTGATATAACTACACTAGTAGGAGCACTCAAAAATGCCGGTAATAATTAATTGCGATAACAAGGGATGTATGAAGCCACAAGCGGCTAAATTAGAAGTTTTAAGCGGAACAGTACTATGTGCAGAATGCGGGAATACGATTACTAATGTAACCCATTTTACTAAAAATACTCTTAAAACATTAGGACAAACCACAAAACGAGAAAAAACAAATGATGCTTATTCTGTTAAATGTGGCAGTTGTTCGGCTGAAGGAGTTCCATCTCTAGAAAAAGATAAGCTTATGTGTAAAATTTGTAAAAAAGAATTAACTAATATAAGTGCTCCATTTAAAACAATGTTACAGAATATGTTAGGAAATGCAAATAAATAAATATGATACAATTGTAGATGTATGTAGTAATTTATTATATAATTGTCCAATAGCTAGTGATGCTTTAAATTATTTAAATAAAAGATTAACTAAATCAGTACAAGAGAAATTTAAATTTGGATTTTTTCCACCACAGGATCAATTAAAAATACTATTCTCTTTAATAGATGAAGAGACTTTGATTGAAAGTAATTTAATTTATGAGAAGAATATCGATTCCGATTATAAAATATTATTTTCAAGTTTAGAAAATCATAATTTAATCTTACCATACAAAGACGTATATGGTAAGATTATAGCTCTTGTTGGTAGATCTTTGTTAAATGATGAAGAACGAGCTTCGATAAATCTATCAAAGTATAAAAATACTTCTTTTGAAAAAAGTAAACATTTGTTCGGTTTATATGAAGCTAAACAAAATATTATTGATTTGGGATATGTATATATTGTTGAAGGGCAATTTGATTGTATTCAAGCTCATAACAAAGGAATACATAACGTTGTAGCAGTTGGTTCTTCAAATATGTCGGCAGAACAATTACTATTGTTATTACGTTATACAAATAATATAAAAATCTTATTAGATAATGATGAGGCTGGAGCTTCCGGAAGAGAAAGAATATTAGAGAAATATGGTAAATATACAAATTTTACTAACGTTTATGTTCCGTCTGGCTTTAAAGATTTAGATGATTTTTTAAGTGAGATACCGATTTCTGGCGATGAAGAGTTGCAACAAGCATTAATTCATTAATTAAAGTTAAAAAAATGATGAACCGACGCAGTTATTTACTGTGTCGGTTTTATTTTGTCTAAATTATGAGAAATACAGAGATATATAGTTAGTGTAATGTATTTTATTTATCAGATCACTAATACGACTAACAATAAGTTGTATATTGGTCAGACCAACAATTCTGATTTGAGATGGTCTCAACACAAATCTAATGCCAAGTATAATAAAGGCGGTCAGGTTGTGACGAGGGCTATGGTAAAATATGGTATTGATGCGTTTAAATTTGATGTAATTGCTACTTGTAAATCTCAAGAAGATGTTAATCGAACCGAAGCGCAATTGATTAAACAGTATGATACTCGTAATCCATTCAAGGGCTACAATGTAGATGTAGGTGGATTTGTAAGTCCGCGACCAGCAGAGATTGGTTTAAGAATTTCAGATAGTTTAAAAAAACATTATGAAACGCACGAAAGTCCATTAAAAGGAATTCCATTCAGCAGAGAGCATAGAAATAAGATTTCTAAAGGATCTATGGGAAAAGCTGGCACCAATGAAGGTAAAACATTTGATAATGAGTGGAGATTAGCAATAGCAAAATCTCGAGTTGGTGTGGAAAGTAAAGCTCATCGAAGATTTTCAGAAGAAATTGAGAAAGAAATATGCAGACTATATATGGAAGAAGAGATGTCTGGATATGCTTTGGGAAAGAAGTTTGATTGTATGAGAAATATGATTACAACCATTTTAAAAAGAAATGGTGTAGAAATTAGAAAATCTAATTATAATAAATCTTCTAATGGCTGTAATAAATTTACGTTGGAGCAGGAATTGGAAATATGTGATATTTATAAAAGTGGAATGGTATCAAGAAGAGAATTGGCTAAAATTAATAAATGTAGTGTAACAACTATTGGCAATCTTTTATTAAGAAATAATATTAAAGGTTAATATGATGAGAGATTATAAAAAAATAAAAAATCGAAGCGATTCCTACCAAAATTTACTTTTGGAAATATCCTACCCTCACGAATTATTAGATATCTTCTCTGATACTGATTCAATTTATAAAAAATTAAACCCTTTTTCATATAATGACGATATTGCTGAGCTTGAAGAACAATTAAAAAAAGAATTGTGGCGTATTATAGAGGATAATCTTACAGATAGACAAAAAGAAGTTGTTAAACTGTATGCTTCTGGTAAAACTCAAATAGAAATTGCTAAAACTTTGGGCGTTAATCAATCATCAATAACAAAATGTCTCACAGGAGATACTTTAATTTATACCAGTGCAGGCAATGCTCGACTATCTGATTTATGGATGGGGTGGGAATTAAATCCACATTCAATAATGAATCGTCAAATTGCTTGTATGGATCAAAATCATAATATTAAATATAATACAATTAGTAATGTAATTTGTCAAGGCGAAAAACCTATTTTAGAAATTACTACTACTTCTGGTAAAAATATAAAAGCAACCCCCGATCATAAATTTTATACTACACAAGAGTGGGTAGAATTACAAACAATAATAGAAAAAGATCTACAATTGGCAATACTTAATGATATTCCTATCACGTTAGATGATGTCGGGACAGATATTAGGTGGGAAAATATAATTAAATATGAAAATAAATCAAATGAAATAGTATTTGATTTAAGTATGAAGGCACCACATCATAATTTCATCGCAAATGGAATAATAACACATAATTGTATTAATGGTAATGTTGATTATAAAAATAAGGATAATAAAGGAAAACCTATAACATATGGCGGTGTAAGATTAAAACTACAAAAAATAGTAAAAGAAGATGTTAAAGTAAATGAAATATTACAACAAATTTCAGATCTACGAGATAGTGATCCGTTTTGATAGTTGAATAATGTATGAAAAGAAATAATTATTGCATAATTTATTTATTAACAAATCAAGTTAATAATAAAATTTATATTGGTCAAAGTTGGTATGAGTTAAATATTCGTATGGGTAAAAATGGCTCAAATTATAAAAATTCAGTATATTTATACTCTGCCATTAATAAATATGGAATAGAAAATTTTATATATACCATATTAGAAAAAACATTTGATCAAGTAGAAGCTAATAGATTAGAAGAAGAGTATATAGTTAAATATGATAGTCGTAATCATATAATTGGATATAATATTAAAGGTGGCGGATCGTTAGGAAAACATTCAGAAGAAACAAAGCAAAAAATATCACAAGCAAATATTGGTAGAATTGTTTCTAATGAAACGAGGCAAAAGATATCAGAAGCGACTGTTGGCATACCAAAGTCTCCACATACTGAAGAGTGGAAAATTGCCAATTCTGATTTTATGAAACGGCGTCACGTTGAGCAAGAACATCCTATGCTTGGTAGGCATCATACCGATGAAGCTAAACGGGCAATGAGTGAAAAACTAACCGGTAAGCCGCAATCGGCAGAAACAGTTGCCAAACGCATTACCAGTCGAATGGAAGTACAAGATATACAAAATCAAGTAGTTGCCGCTTACAAACAAGGTAAAACTATTAAAGAAATCAAAGCAATGTTTGGCTTCGGTGGCAATGGTAAAGTATATCGTATATTAAAAGTTAATAATATAGAGTTGCTTAATAATTTTAGTAAATGGATTGGTAAAGAACATTCCGAAAGCACCAAAGTTAAAATGAGTGATATTCGTGCTAAATATTGGAAACAAAAATCTTAATTAGCCAAATAACTAATTATTTCCTACTATTATTTTCATATTTCTCTGAAATCCCTCTTTGGAGTATAAATGCCTAAATTTTCGATTGATTTAGATAATGTATCAAGTGTAGTATCTAAAAAATCTTACAAACTGTCTGACGTTAAAGATAAAATAGTTAAAATTGCGTTCGATGTTGTAAAATTCAAAGATGCCCCTGCCGACGAATTGTGGCAAATACAGAGTTCAGATGATGGAGATTATATTATTGCTCTCTATAATGAAGAGGATAAGGTTGTTACAGCAAGCCTGCAACCGTGGTCTGTTCTTGTAAAAAGCGCAGATTTACATATTTTTTACAAACAAGAGCATTTATGTAAGGTCGCCTCCTCCCTATTAGGTTTCCAAGAAAGTGATTTATCATTGGCTCAACAATATTTACCAAAAAGACTTGCCAGTAATAAAAATTTAGTGAAAGCTTTATTGAATTCTGTCGATCGTGATACACAAAAAAGTATATTAGCCAAATATCCGGAGCTTTCATAATGTCTAATGCTCATCAAACTCTATTAAAATTAGCTAATTCTTTAGCTAAATTCGCAGAAGATAATGAGAAAATCTCATTACCTCTTTTTACTGTTAAACTTGCTAAAGCTCAAGAGCAATATCCCGGAGATTATACGATCGGAATGTTGTCAAGAGTAGTTGGTAAAATGGCTAATTCAGAAAAACTCTTTATTTCTAGAGCAGAAGTAAAAGATTTATATGAAAAGTTTTATAGTCGTAATAACAAATTTGCATCATTATTTGGTGATGAATTAGGTAAAGTTGAAGTTCAAACAGCTCCAGTGCCCGCTCATACGGAAGCTTTTTCAAATGATATAATGCAAGAAGCATTTGATAATGTAGTTGATCCTGTACTTGCGGGAGCTTTAGACAAAGCATTTGGTGGCTCAAAAGAAGATTATAGCCAAACAGCTATGAAACAAGCCGTTTCAGTATGTATTAATCGTTTTAAAGAATTGGGTTTTCATATTCAATCTAAAGTTTTATGTGGAAAAGATAACATTTTAATCTGTTCTGCATCATTTGAAACTCCTCGTGGAACTACTTCAATACTTGTACCAATCGAAATATTGGGAAATAAAGTATTATATAGTCCTTCTATGTTTGTCGGCAACGCCGGTGCAGAAGAGCTTACAAAAGATACTGTTTATAATTATTTAACTTCTAAAGCTGGAGATAGACTGCAAATACACGCCGAAGAAGTATTAACAGCTTCTTTAGTTGCTAAAGGTAATGATCACGAAATTAGCAATGTAGATTTGGCTTTAACAAAACTTAATGCTCAAAGTGAAAGTAAGGCTGATTATCTTGGACCACAAATATTGGGTACCGAAATAGAATCAGAAAATCCAAATTTAATATTGAATTTACCTCAAATTGAAGATCCTCAATTTGAAGCATTGGCTAAAACATTTGATTCTGAATTAGGATTTGCAAGCTTTAAATTTGGTTCTAAATTAATAGAACGTGGTGCAGATTTAATTAAGAAACAATTACATAGCTGTGGAGCTAATACTTATAATATATCTGTGTTAGCTAGCACCGATACTTCTATTACTTATTCAGTTGCTTTAAATGGTGGTTCTGTTGCTTTCAAAGTTCCATTAAAAATTGAAAGTAATAACGTATTACCTCCAACTATCTTACTTTGTAATGGTTCTGTAACAGCCTTTGATAAAATGGCAGTATCATCCTTACTTCGTACAGAAGGCTTTGATCGAGTTGCAGCCTTATCAGCGTCTCCTCTATATGGCGTTAAACCATCAGAATTAGTTAATACGGTTAAAAACGCAATCGCTGAAGGCAATTATATTAAAGCAGAAGATGCTTTAAATGTATTATCTGATTCAGATGATGAAAAAGCATATGAAACTGCATTAGCAGCATTTACTTATGGTCTTGGACATAAAGTAGATACGGTAGAACAACCAAGCAAATGTGCAATGATTGTTAATAGTTCTTCGAGTCAGCACGAAATTTGCGGACATACGGGATTACCTACACATAAAGTTTATCAAGATAAACAAGGTAATTGCCAACCATTATACAGACGCGGAATGGCTGATAGTTATGAAGGCGCAACCTTTATGCATAGCAAAGTGTATTTATGAAAAGTTTAGGTCAAGCAGCCTCAACATCTCCAGTAAAACCGATAGTTTCAACCCCTTCGGTTACTTCAGATCCTGCAGGCAAACTGTATCAGGTTATTAATGATAGTAGTATAACTAAATCGCTTGATCAAAAATTGAAATCACTACAAAATAATCCAACTATTCAAAAAGGTGATGCTGCAATTGAGAAAATTAGACAAACTATG